ACTACTAACTAATGCGGAATTGTCCGTAGAAATAAAGCAATTAAAGGAGGAAGTATGATGGTAATAACAGACATAGATACATATAGACTGGTGGCTTTGAGAGCCGCACTTGGATTGGAGTTGCTGGGTATAAAGCATCGAGGTGGTAGTGTGTATGCAAAGGTGAAGAGAGAGTTTGGATTCAAGGGCAATAAGCAAAAGGTCTTTGATTTATTTAATGAATATGTGGATGAGTACAAGAGGCAGGAGGGATACTTAGATGAATAAATATGTATATATAGTATGGGTTGGAGGTACTTATGATGATTGAATATGAATACCTAGTGTGTAATGAATATGGGGATGTGATGTTCGCTTATGAGAATGAAGAGGATGCTCTAACCCAAACTTATAAATATGATGGTTGGTCTATTAGTAGACAAGCTAAGGAGGTAGAAGAAGATGAGCAAGATACATAACTTAGTATATGATATGCAAGAGCAGGAACGTAAGGAAGAATATGGTGATTTTGAGGGTACTTATGTTTCACCTAAGGCGAAAGCCTTGGTGGAGAGAATTGAGTACCTTAAATGGGAGCGTAGCTCTCTTATGTTAGAAATTAAAGATGTATACAGACAATATAAAGAGGAGATGACAAAATGAGATGTAGATGTTGTGATAGAAGGCTGACAGATGCTGAGGCTAGTTCTAAGGATAAACTAACGGGTGATTTCTTTGATATGTGCAGAAAGTGCAGAGAGTGGTCTCTACATAATGATTTTAATGATAGCGTAAAGGAAGATCTGGGAGATTTAGACCAATTCTTTGAGGAAAATATGCACTTAACTAGGACACCTTAATTTATTTTTGATAAACTATTGACTATAGGTAAAAAGTATGCTATAATATATCTATAGATTCAATAAAAGAACAACAAGGTGAATTGTTTTTATTTTCTATAAAGAACTCTTCGGAAGATTCATTATAAAATAACTAAAAAAATTAATCTTAGATTCAACTTAAGTTAGTGCTTTGAGACCACCACTAGCTTTTTACTTTTGGTCTCATTAGGAGAAATAATATGGTAACAAATGGTATCGCTAAATATGTATACTTAGACTCAACTGAGAAATTCAACAATGAAGACACGGGTAAGTACACCTTGACTGTCGCTATTGATGATAAAGAGGCAAAAGCTTTAGAGAAAGCAGGAGTTAAGGTTAGGGTCATTAAGACTGAAGATGGAGGTGAATATAAGGCACGTAAGTTTAGCACTAAATATCCTCTACCTTTTGATATGATTAAGACTGCTGAAGGTGAGGCCATTGGTCACGACTTTGGTGCTGAATCAGAGGTTCAAGTCTTATGGAAAGCAGGTCAAGAACACCCTATGCACGGTGTAGCTACGTACTTAACGGCTATTAAAGTCAATAAACGTACTGAAGGTTACAAGTCTAAGGATTCAGAGGCTAATGACTTCTTCGGATAGTCAAGTAATCAGCAAACAGAGGTGTCCCCTATGTGAGAGCATAGGTAAGGACACTTCGGGCAATGGGTTGGCTATCTATGATGATGGTCACACCTACTGTTTTAAATGCCAAAACAGAACAGAAGGAGAAAATAGAATGAATGCTACATATGACCACGACCCTCAACCACCACCTAATACTATACTTCCTAGAGGTCTAGCTCGGCAAGCCTTAACTGACAGAAGAATCTCAGAGAAGACTTGTACTAAATATGGTGTAACAGTAAGTAAAGGTCAAGATGGTAAGATAGATGCACACTTCTATCCATACTATAACTCAGATAACGAATTAATTGGTTACAAAGAGAGAAAAACCTTAACTAAAGAGTTTAAATTCATAGGAACTAATAAAGGATCTGGTCTCTTCGGACAAAATATCTTCGGTAGTGGTAACAATAAATACCTAACCATCACTGAGGGTGAGATAGATGCCCTCTCTGCCTATGAAATGTTAGAAGGAAAGGGTGCAGTAGTCTCACTAAAGAATGGCTCGGGAAGTGCCTCTAGGGACATCAAGGAAAACTTAGAATACATCGAGTCTTTTGAGAATGTAATCTTATGTTTCGACCAAGATGAGGCAGGTAAGAAGGCTATTAAGGATGTTAGAGATATAATATCTCCGAGTAAACTTAAAATCTGTACGTTACCTACTAAAGATGCTAATGAGTTATTAATGTTTGGCAGAATAAAGGAGTTTACTGATGCTTGGTGGAATGCTGAGGTATACACACCTGCAGGTATCATTAAAGGTAGCGATACTTGGGAGCATCTCTTGCACGATGAAGATATAGTCAACATAGATTATCCTTGGAATGGTCTCAACAGCCTTACGTATGGCTTTAGAGCACAAGAGTTAGTCACTATTACTTCAGGTAGCGGTATGGGTAAGACTAGTGTGATTAAGGAGTTAGAGGCTTACATCTTAGATAAGACAGATGATAACCTAGCTATTATTCACCTAGAGGAATCAATCGAACGATCAGTTTTAGGACTGATGGGTATTGAGGCTAATCTACCTATCCATATACCTATGTATGGGAATCAACTACACCAAGGTGAGAAGAAAGAACTATGGCAGAAATCAGTAGCAGATAAGAATGTCTACTTCTATGACCACTTCGGTAGTATGTCTGAGACTAGCCTATTAAATATCATTAGGGTGTACGCTAAATCTTATGATTGTAAATGGATTGTCTTAGACCACCTATCTATTGTAGTTAGTAGTCAAGAAGGCTTTGATGATGAACGTAAGGCTATCGATGCTATTATGACTAACCTCAGAAAGATAGTACAAGAGACAGGCATAGGCTTATTCCTTGTATCTCATTTGAAGAGACCACAAGGTAAGGCACACGAAGAAGGAGGACAGGTGAGCCTCTCAGAGCTTCGAGGTAGTGCGGCAATTGCACAGTTGTCTGACATAGTGATTGGCTTAGAGAGAAATCAACAGCACGAAGACCCTATAATTAGGAATCAGACTACACTACGAGTAATTAAGAATCGCTTTAGTGGATTGACAGGACCTGCTTGTAAACTACAGTATACGGCAGAGACGGGAAGATTAAAGGAGGTAGTTGAAGATGCAGACAGCTTTTTTTGATATTGAAACAAACGGATTTGATGCAACCGAGATACACTGTATTTGTGCTATGCTCAATAATAATGAAGAAACAACAATATATAATTTTTTAGGAGAAGATAATGTTAAACAATTCAAAGAGTGGCTTATTTCAGAAGGTGTACGAAGTATTGTTGGGCACAACATTATTGGCTTTGATATTCCTGTTATGCGTATGGTTGGTGGGTTCAGCTGGGATTTTACTATACGAGACACTTTGGTCTTATCAAGATTGGCTAATCCTTCCTTGGACGGGGGACACAGTCTCCGTAATTGGGGTAACAAGCTAGGTAACTTTAAAGATGATTATAATGGTGGTTGGGAAGAATTCAATACAGAAATGCTCAAGTATTGTCAGCAGGATGTTAGAGTCACTAAGGCAGTATTTGAGAATCTAGAGAAACAGTTAGAAGATGTAGATGAAAAAGCTATTGATCTGGAACACGAAGTCTTCAGAATCATCAAGGGACAAGAAGAGAATGGTATGTTGTTCAATGAACGTAAGGCTTATAACCTCTTAGCTGAGCTTAAAGAGAAGGTGCTAGATATCGAAGAGAAGGTACACGAAAGATTTGTACCTCTAGCTACCTTCATAGAACTTAATGTACTTAAGAATCCTAAGCGTAAAGATGGTACTAATAGTGTAGCCTATCAGAAACAATTAGATAGAGGTGCTCACTTTAAGAGGAATGTATGGGGTTATACAGATTTTCCTACGTTCAACTTAGGTAGTAGACAACAAGTAGCTAGACATCTGAAACACTTTGGTTGGAAACCTAAGAAGTTCACTGAAAAAGGTTCTATCATAGTAGACGAACAAACCTTAAAGGGAGTAAATATCCCTGAGGCTCAATTAATCTTGGAATACTTCACTATCTCTAAGCGTGTAGCGATGGTTAAGAGTTGGATAGAGGCTATAGATGAGGGAGATAGTAGGGTACACGGGTATGTAAATAGCTGTGGTGCTGTGACAGGGAGAATGACACACAGTAAGCCTAATCTAGCTCAAGTACCTGCTAGTTACTCACCTTATGGTAAGGAATGTAGGGAACTATGGATAGTACCTAAGGGTTATAAGTTAGTAGGGATGGATGCTAGTGGTCTTGAGTTAAGAATGTTAGCACATTATATGAATGATGATAATTACACAGAGGAGATTTTAAATGGAGATATACACACAGCAAACCAAGTGGCTGCAGGACTTCAATCTAGAGATACAGCAAAAACTTTTATCTATGCGTTCCTGTATGGAGCAGGTGATGCAAAAATCGGGAGTGTCGTTGGAGGAAAAGCGAAAGATGGTAAGGCACTTAAAACAAAATTCCTTAATAATACGCCTGCACTTAGAACACTTCGAGGAGAGGTTAACACTAGAAGCTCAAAAGGTTGGCTTAGAGGATTAGATGGACGTAAGTTGTGGATTAGGTCACCACATCTAGCATTAAACACTTTACTTCAAAGTGCAGGTGCTATAGTTATGAAACAAGCCTTGATTTTACTCGAAAAGTATGCTATACTATATAAGATAGATTACAAGTTTGTACTTAATGTGCACGATGAGATTCAGACAGAGGTCAGAGAAGACCAAGCTGAACAGTTTGGACAGTTAGCAGTAGCTTGTATGCAACGAGCAGGTCAAGATTTTAATTTAAACTGTCGATTAGATGGTGAATATAAGGTAGGTGAAACGTGGGAACAGACACACTAAAGACAACAGATACGATAGTAGAGGACATCTATAAGCTAATGGATACCAAGGTGGTAGCCGAAGGTGTAGATGTAGAGAAGGTCATTAAAGACTTCGGTGAAAATATGAAGGCTATTTTAGTCAACAACATTACAGCACACGAGTTCGATAAAAGAAAACTTCGTATGTCTAACATAGGTAAGAAAGATAGACAGTTGTGGTATGGATACAAAGGATATCAAGGTGAGGAATTAATGCCTCACACTAGAATTAAGTTCCTATATGGCCACTTAATTGAAGAGATGATATTAGCTCTAACTAAACTATCGGGACACGAAGTAACAGCCGAGCAGAAGAAGGTAGAAGTAGATGGCATCAAAGGTAGTATGGACTGTAAGATTGATGGTATCTTAACAGATGTTAAATCAGCCTCACCTTATGGCTTTAAGAAGTTTAAAGATGGTAGCTTAGTGAATGATGACCCCTTCGGTTATATCGACCAGATCAAGGGTTATGCTTACGCTGAGAATACTACTGATGTAGGTTGGTTAGTGATGGATAAAACTAATGGCCACCTAACATACCTTAAGTACGATATGGCTGATGAGTCTCAATGGTATTGGACTAAGCTAAACTTCTTCAGCATAACTGATAGGATTAAGAATATTAAGAAGGTAGTTAAAGATGAAGAACCACCTAAGAGATGTTATGAACCTATTGCTGATGGCAAGAGTGGCAATATGAAGTTAGCTGTGGGTTGTAGTTATTGTGCTTACAAGCAGGAATGTTGGAAGGATGAAGGGTTAAGAACTTTCCTATACTCTACTGGTCCTAGGTACTTAACTACCGTTAAAAGAGAACCTAAGGCTGTTGAGATAGATAAAGATGGTAACAAACTGAATAACTTTTATGATTAAATATAGAAGTAAACTAGAGAAGGAATGTCATCAACTCTTAGGTAAGAAGGACTGGGAGTATGAACCACATAGAGTAGCTTATACTATGCGTAAGAACTACGTGCCCGACTTTGTTATGGGTGATTATTATGTAGAGGTCAAAGGTTTCTTCAGACCAGGAGACACAGCTAAGTATAAAGCAGTAGCTGAACAACTAAGGTTTGAAGGTAAGGAGTATATCTTCTTGATGCCTAGGCCTGACAGTAGAGTACGTAAGGGAGGTAAGATTACATACCGACAGTGGTGTGCTAAGCATAACATAAAGATATTTTCAACTAAGGAAATTAAGGAGCTGAAGGAATGGACGAGAATCAAAACATAGAACCACATCATTATAAGACAGGTAATATTGAGGTGATAGATTATATCTTAGATAAAGACTTTGATTATATGGAAGGTAACATCATCAAGTATGTCTCTAGATATAAACATAAGAATGGACTAGAAGATTTACTCAAAGCTCATTGGTACTTAAACAAATTAATAGGGGAACTCCGTGTTAACTCTAGAGGAACTTAAAGACAGAGTAATAGCAGAAGGATATGATGAATGTCTAATCTGTGAAATACTAGAGGTGAGCACTGAAGAATTACTCAATGCTTTTGAAGATAAACTACTAGATAAAAGGAGAGAATTTGACGACGATGATGATGACACTTGAAGGATTCATTCTATATAACATTGTTATGTGGGCTATGGGTTGGTATTTATTAGTACGTAATGGTGAGAAAGAATATGATAATGGTTTTATGGATGCAGTACAGCTACACTCTGAGGGTAGACTCACTTATTCTAGAGAGAACATAGGTGAACACGAGGACGTATTAACAATAGAGGTGAGTGATGAAGTCTGATATACACGTAAAGAAAAGAGATGGCTCACTAGAGCTACTTGATTATGATAAGATTCATACTATGTTATCTCAGTGTGCTGAAGGCCTGAACGTATCTGTATCTGATGTTGCACTTAATGCACATCTAAAGATTGCTAACAAGATGTCATCAGTTGCTATACAACAGACACTCATTAAGAGTGCGAGTGAGAAGTTAACACCTGAACATCCTGACTATGGTGTACTAGCGGGTAGATTGTTAGTAACCAATATGAGGAAGGAAGTGTATGGTAGCTTCGAGCCTATCAGTTTCTTAGATTACATTAAGAAGAATGTTAAGTCTAAGTTGTATAGTCCTGAGATACTGGATAAGTAT